GAAGATGTAATAGAACCAAAATCAGATATATTATTAAAGTTATTACCTAAATCTGTACCTATTATTTCAATAGCACCAGCATGACTTGCTACTGTACTTACATCTGAAGCAATCCCAGCAATAGTATTTATATTACCAGTAACACCAGCAACTATATTTAGATTTGTTTGCTCTGAACTAGTTGGCTTTATATCTTCCCAGGCAGATCCACTGTAAACTTTTATATTCCCAGTTGAGGTATTAAAATAAAGATCTCCAGCATCTAAGTTGGATGATGGATTAGAACTAGCTGCTCCATGATATTGACCTTGGAATGTAGATAAACTACTTGCTGCTGAAGTAGCTGAAGATGCTGCTGCGGTTTCTGAACTAGCAGCTGCTGTTGCACTACTTGCAGCTTCACTTGCTTTTGTAGTTGCTGTTGATGCACTACTTGCAGCTGCTGTTTCACTGCTTGCCGCTGCTGTCGCTGAACTAGCCGCAGCAGTTTGTGCTGATGTTGAAGAAGCTGCATCAACTATTAATGAGTATTTAGCGCTATTAGCGTTAGTCGTTAATGGTTGTGATCCACTGGATGTATGAGCGCTGGTAACAATAAATATATTATTAGTGCTGGTATCTTTTACTATATCTCTAACCAGGTATGATGTACTGGCTGCCCAATTACCTCTAAATGTTCCTATTTCTTGAGTAACAGCAATTTCACCTGAACTATCAAAAGCAAGTACTTTGTTAGCTCTATCAGTTGATGACGTTGTAAATTCAGGTGATGTAATAGTATTTGTTCTTGAAAGTTTGATAGATCTATCCAGCTCTTCTTGCAGCTGCTGGGTTATAAACGTAACTCTATCTAATGCATTCTCATGGCTTTCAGCTGGGAATGGATCATTTTCAACGTAATCAGTTCCCTGGGTAAGTGTTAAGTTTCTTCTAATAACAACAGTTTCACCACTGGCTGGTCTAAAATCACTTGAGCTAAAATGAGCGTCACTACTTGTACCAGTGTTAAATTTAAACAGAACATTACCGCCTGATGAAATACCAGCATTAGTTACAACGTAATGTGTATTTAAAGTTCTAACAGTTTCTGCGCCAGTTGATGATCTGATAATAACAGTCAAATCTGCATCAGCAAATATCTTAAACCCATAAGCAAAGCTATGAGTAGATCCATTACCTGAATAACTATTCTTGGTAGTTGTACTAGATACTGTCATAATTCAACCTTCTAATCTAATAATTGATTTTCAAAAAACACACGCTGCAATTCTTCATTGCCAGGCATTGCAAGCATTATTGGTAAAGCCGCTTCATAAAAATCACTTTCAGCTTTTTTAATAATTCTTATTTTCGCATCATCTTTTGCTCTTGCATAAACTGGATGCACCATAAGAACTTTTAAATAATCTCTAAATTTATACATACCGCTGCCCCTTGAGCCTTGTACATTCAAACGCAGCATAACTTTATTCTTAGCTATTTCTGTTAGTTGACCTCGCCTAATATTATCAAGAGCAACACCATTTATTCTTGCTTTTTCATCTGTTAAAGGCGCACCTAATCTAACAAGTTCAGCAAAATAAGGTTCTATTTTCTCTTCACCATAACTCATTCTAAATGGCGTCATGCTATTCCATAAAGCAAGTGTTGGATTAACAGCAAAAGGAACGCCTTTTTCTTTTTTAAATCCAAGCATATCGTATTTATATGCAAAGTTTTCTTCTACACCTTTTGCATAAGGTATAGTCATAACTTGCTGATTCCAGCCATATGCAACTGTGTCATAAAAAAATGTAGCAGCTGTATCACCATCTATATTCTTTTTAGTACCAACTAACGAATATGGTATTTCCTTAAATGGATTTTCTGTATTTTGACTATCATCAAATAATTTTCTTACATCAGCTATAGTGTAATATAGTGAAGGTGTAGCTGGTGATTTTCTTGGTATAATTGTACCTTGTCCTTCAACACCCTCTTCACTATCTGTAAGTTTTTTTATGTTCCTAACCGCACTACTCATTGGCAACGGAAAAGCACCAACCATACTTCCTAACGGACTATCCAAAACTAAAGAAGGATCACCATAGTCAAACGCTCTTATAATAGATCCTAATCCTTGAAGAAATGGCAAGTCTCTAAAATAATCTACGGTAGCTATAGTAGCAGCGGATGCTAAATTTAATCTATCTTCAGGGTCGTAAAACATTGTTTGATATTGAGCTGTACTAGCTGCAATACCTAAAAATGCACTTACTGGTTCTAAACCCTGATAACTTACATAAAGTAATTTACCATTGGGCAATCCAGTTTTTTCATTGTACATCGGCAACGGATCACCATCTTCATCCGTTGGAAAACCTTCAGCTCTAAATACTAAACTGTATGGCTGCCATCCAGGGGGCAACATTTTTTGAGCTGTTTTATCTCTTGGATATGATCCAGTTACTTGACCGTTAACAGCATACTCATGAAACAACGACATTGTCATTGCACCCAATGACATTTTACCCATAGCTCTTTGCTGCGCTCTTGAACCATTTTGTCCAAGCAAATTTTTTCTAATAGTGCTGCTTGGATTTAACATTGAAGCAGCTATAATTAATGGATGCCCCTCACCAACTCTAAGCATACTGTTTGTTGGCGCCTTGGCAAAAGGCATTAATATTCTACCAAGAAAATTCTTTCTAATTAATTTTGTTGTTCCGCCAGTTAATCCATCTCCAAGATCATCTGTCATTGTCACATATCTAGCTGCGTTATCTAACTCATCAGATTTATATTTAGGATCTAATAAAGTCATCATAGCATCATCAACAGCAACATCTGTTGAATTACCTTTTGCTTTTGAAGCTCTAGCAGTTCTTATAGCTTGTTCATATAATTCACCACGACTAGATATAACTCTCCAAAAATCATCAGCTGCTTGAAGAGCTGTTCCTGGATATCTTATTAGCTTACCGATTGTATCTATCGCTTTACCAGCTTCACCTGATATATTTAATGTTTCTGAATCAATCGCTCTATAATTAGAATTTTCAATTTTATTTAAAACATCAGCTGGTATACCAGTTTTAAATGTTTTTGACATAACAACATAAGCATCTCTTAATGATTTAGAATAACCATAAACCCTGGCAAATAAGTCTTCAAAATAAACGCCTTCAGGATTTACTTCTTTTCCGACAATCCTTTGTCCAGTTCTAATACCAGTTCCTATACTTGCAGCCAACATATCTGCCATAAGATTGTATGTCATGAACAATGGCGTAGCTAACATATTTTTAAGATGAGTAGGCGCCCAACTTAAAAGACCATTTACATATACCTCTTGCCAAATATCACCAAGTTTTTGATACCATGCACCAGCTACATATTTATTAGCATTCGATTGACCGCCAGTTCTCAAAGCATCTAAATAACCTTTAGCCATGTCTTGTGCTAGTTTAGTACCGCCAGTTTCATCAAGTATAACTTGTGCCTGAACGTCAGGAATATTAGTACCAGTTTTAATCTTAAATGATTGCAATGCCCTGGCTATTTCAGTTTGTGCGCCTTTTGCCTTCATCTGTATACCAGCATGAATAGACATTTGCCGCCTGAATGCTACCAGGTCGTTTGGACTTGCATCACCAGTTTCAACTTTTTTTGCTAACTCTTCTAACCTTGCAGCTGACTTTTGCAACAATATCCTTACAGCTGTCATTTCTTCAGCGTTCAGTAATTGACCTGACTTTTTATTTAGTAGTTTTTTGGTTAAGCCTATTTCATCAGCAAGTAATTCTGTTGCATCTACAAGAGTTTCCTCGTTTGTCTTAATACCTCTTTTTTCTAATTCTTGTGGATTTTTGTATATTTCACTTATTGAGTTGATAACTCTATTTACATCACTACCACTTTCAAAATTATCAAAATTAAAATCTAAACCAGTATCACTAGTTATGAGATCTTTATTTCTAATTTCTAAAACGTCTAAGGCATCACCTTCATTAGCAAGACCAGTTCTAAAATTTCTAAGACCTTTTTTTGCAACTGTATTAACCTCTTCATCAGCTGCTTTTTTGGCAAGATCAATCAAATCATCTTCAGGCTCAATAGCAACTTTCGCCTGAAAACCACCCTTGGCAAAACGCTCTTGACCACCAGGTGTTAATACTTTTTCTGATAGATCTTTTTGTACACCTTTGTAAGTTTCATCATCTTTGAGCAAACCTTCAGTACTTGGTTCAGGAACTTTTGTTGTTGCGTCAGAACCTGACACGGATGTATCCATGCCGCCTTTACTTTGTCTATTAAGTATCTCACCAAATAAACCAAATATTTCTTTTCCTAATCCAGCAACTTGAATATTTTTACTAACATCAGGTCTTTTATCAGCAAATTTAGTCACGCCACTAGATGACGCATCTAGCGTTTGTTCTTCAGGTGTTGCCATGAATTCCTCAAAAAAAAGGAGCGCCTAAAGCACTCCTACTATATATAGTCTTATACCAAATTTTAGGACATTTGTGAATTTTTTTCCGTGTTTGGTTTATTCGCAGATCCAGTTATATACAATTCAGCAAAACCCTTACCTGATTTTTCTGCTTCAATTTGTCTTCGTAAATTTTTTACAACAAAAGAATTTTCATCTTTTCCTTTTTCTAGTTGCCTATTCAGTCTTTCTTGCAAGGTACTCATCGTATGTGGTTCCTCCATTAATCCATTCAACGTCAGGTCTTTTATAAACCTTAGTGTCGTATGATACTACATCAGCAAAAGTAATTCCATCTATTTCTGACATTCCTTCAATGATTACATCGTAGGCTTCTTCTTTTTCTTCAAATATTTCTTTTGCCCTTGCTGGATCAAATGTTTCATCAAATTCAGGAATATATTGAAATCTAATTCCAGTTAATTTTGCAGTAGGCTCATTACTCAAAGCCATTATATCAGGTCGATCTTGATACCTTGCATCAGTAATAAATGTAAATCCATCTAATTTCAGTCTTCTAAGTGTTGTAGTTATTAACTGTGCATAATCGATATTTTGTCTATTTTGAAAATATATCTCAACGCCAGGTCTAGCTCCTGGAGTACCATTTGGCACAACCTTTGAAACAAATATAGCTTCTTGATTATATTTTTGTGCAGACTTAACTAATGTATCTGTCATTGGTTTAGGATCAAAGTTTGTTCTTGTTACAACTTCAAAATTTAATGATCTTTCTAAATCACCAGCATACTCACCGAATGTATTGTTTGCTTGGTAAGCAATAACAGAGCTATCATTTTTTAATGGTTCAACAAGTTCTGCTGAAAAGTCAGCTTGCTGAACATTAGTTGGAACTTCACCAGGTCTTTCTCTTGAAATACCAGCAACAGTTCTTTGCGGTGATCCTTCTAATGTTTTAAGCTCTTCTGCTGCTTTTATTTTTTCAGCTTCAGTTGAATCAGCTGTATTTATAATTGATCTAAGCTCTTTTACTCTTTCAGGATTAGCTGATCCACCATAGACACTTTCAAAGTCTAATGATCCACCTTCACCAGCTTTTGTTGTCCAACCGTTCTTAGTCCACTTTTCTTTTTCTAAAAACCAAACAACTGCCTGGAGATCATCTGCACCCATATCACCTATATTAGGATTAAATGCTTTTATACCGCCTTCTGCGTTTAATGTATTAGCAGCGTCAGCAAATACTTCTTGTCCAAAACCAAACTCAGATCCTATTTGTGGATTTTCAAATGTACTTTTAGTTAAATGTTTACCAGCTACTGCTTTTTCTGCTGCTGGTGGTATTCTACCTTTACCAGCTGCATCCCTTAGATACCTAGCTGCCCATACATCTATTGTTGCTTCATTACCAAAACCAATAAGATTACCAGTAAAGTTTATTGTTTTAGGCGCCTTACCAGGTTTGATTTGTCTGAACATATCTAAAAGAGCTGTTGTAGCTGCTGGACTATTATTACCAAATAATTTACCTGATGCATTTCTTATAAGATCAAAATCAACATTTGAATCTTTAGCCATTGCTGTTAGTTGGGTTGAACTTAAATTACCACCTTCATCGGCAATTTTTTTATACATTTCAATTTGTTTATCAAAATCACCACGAACAAATGATCTTAGAACACCAATAGCATTTTCATAATTTTGTTGTACATTAGTCATTGCTGATGTTGCGCCAATAATATCAGCAAATACGTCAGATAAACCGCCAAACTCTCTTCTAAGTCTAGATCTCATTGATCTATACCAGTTAGCCTGGTTAATGATATCTATAGCAGCCTGATCACCACCCTTTGCTCTTTCAAGAACAGCATTAACATCAGTGACCATTTTATTTACAAGATTAGATTTATGAGCTGAAACAGCTGCTGCTTTTTTATCACCTTTTAATTTTTCAAACTTTTTATTATTTGGTGTATGAAAAGCATAACTTGGTTGCTGCCATCTTATTTCTATTTTACCGTTTTTATCTATTTTAAAAGACGGATTTTTACTATCAGCTGCAATATTTATTGGTAACCAGCCTTCAGCTTCAGGATATTCGTTTTTTATTCTAAGAGCTTCATCCCTAACTAAATTATATTCTTTTGTTGATTTTGCATCTGCCTTCAGCTTTGTTGTTTCAGCTCTTGATAAACGCTTAATAAAATCACCTATTACACCAGCTTCTGCTTCACTAGTAGCTGCTGATCCAGCTACTACAGCGCCACCTTTTAAAACTTTTTTCCAGGGTATTTTTCTACCAATAAAAAATGCAGCTTCTAATAAACCACCAATAGCCATTCCTTCAAGAGCTGACTTTGCAAGCTTAACTGCATCAGCGTCATCTTCATATTTTGTAAATAAACCAACTAGCATTTCTCTTAGAGCGTCCTGGTCTTGCTCATCAACAGCTTCAGGATTAGACAAAAACTGACCTACAAGAGTTTTATCATCAGCGTTAAATGCAGTAGCGTCAGCAATACCGCCCCACATTAATGACCTGGTAAAAGCATTTGCATTAGTAATTAATTTTACAAAAGATGCAGCTGGAATAGCAGCAGTGCCAAATTTTGCTATAGCTTCTGTTAAATCACCAGTAATTTTATTGTCATATGGTTTTGAAACATATTCTTGAAATTTTGTATTTAAAGATGTTGGTATTATTTTTTCACCAAAATCAGTAATTGCTTGGACACCACTTTGTAAAAATTCACTTCCCATAACTGGGTTTTTTATATCAAACCCTATTTTATTTAGACCAGCCGTCATCATATCAACTGGCAAACCAGCAATTGCAGCAAGATTTTTTGGTATTTCTACCATGCCTTTTCCAATACCAATTGGTACGGCACGAGCAACAGTACCAACTATACTTTCTTTATCATCAACAACTGGCTCTACTTTTTCTTTAGGCTTGTTTACAACGCCAATATTAAAAAAAGCAGCTGTTTCTGCTGCTTCATAATCATTTTCTATTTGGTCTAAATAACTTGTCATTGTATTTCATCAATCCTAAATTTTTGGTATGCCATAAGTTCTCTTTGTAATCTTTTGACTAATGGATCAGTTGCTTTAAACTTTGTTGGATTAGCTTTTATAAAATCTTTTACTGATTGAATTGGTTTGCTTGAATTATATTCAAACCCATATGTACCTTTTACTGAATCAAGAAAATCTATTGCTGATTGTTTCATAATTTTACGAAACTCTAATTCTTTTTTACCATAAATATCTTGTGCTTTTTTAATAGTTTTTGCGTATGTAACGTCCTTTGTTGTCAGCTTCCATTCAAATAATTCATTTTGCGCATCATCAAACATAAGCTGGAGAGACTTACCAGCTGCACCAGTAGTATCTGCATTTTCGTTATAACTTAATTTGTTTCTGAAAAATTGTTTCGCATCTCTGAAGCCATCATCTAATTCTTTTTGAGCAGCTGTTAAAAAACCTTTGTAGTCTGTATCTCCAAGTCCTGAAGAATTATTTTCAACAAGTGCAGCTGTTAAAGTATTATTTCTATCTGCTGCTTTAAGTAACTCAATTACTGATCTATCTGATTTTTGGTTGCCCTTTGTTTCAGGCTGCCTAATTCCTAACAATAATTCTGTTTCTCTAATTTTACTTGTAGTTTTGTAGTATCTTCTTGATTTAAGTATTTGATGATTTTTTATAGCGCCTTCTACTTGTTTAGGATCAGATAAATCAATATTAATAACCTTTGCATAAAGACTATTATTTATACCTTCTAATTCTTTTTCTTTAGCTTCTTTTACTTTTTCTCTATCTTCATCAAATTCTTCAGCTGCTTTTAAAATTTTATCACGCATTTTTGTTTTATCGCCGATAAGATTGATAGCATTATTTAAAACAACATTATCACTTTTGCCGTCTACTATTTCCATAGCGACAGCCATAGCGCTTGGTGATTTTTTCATTTCTTTCAAAACTAATCCATCAACAAGTACTTCAGCAGAATTATCAAAAGCTGATGTATATTCTTTTGAATTGTAACTACCATCAGTAAGAGCTTTAGTTAAGATGCCTGGATTAAATACATTTGTTGAAAATAATTTTTTAAAATTTTCTAATGCATCTCCAGGATTTTCTGCACTTATTATGGCATTGACAGCTTCATCAGTACTGCTAGATATATTTGCTTTATTAACCTCAATAATTCTAGAATTATTTTTTTTTACATAATCAATAATTGCTGAACTATAGACCTCTTGTCCTACAACCATAAACCTAGATTGTGATTTTTTAGAACTTAAATAAGGTTTGCCAGTTGTCGGATTTACTTTTAGACCCATAGAATATTGTTTGAGTATCTGCTGCATTTTACCCTTGGCTTCTCTTTCAGCCTGAATAGGATTATCACTTATTAAGGCTTTAGATTTTTCTTGCTCAAATTCAGCAACAATCGCTTTTTTTGCTGTGTTAACTTCAGTATCAGTTTCTATCTCTATCTTTCTCATACCTATTTCAGTAACAGTGTCACCAATACTAGATATAGTTCTAGCTACAGCTGTAGCTGCATTAGGATTTAGACTAGCTGTTAAACGCTGCCCACCGCCGCCACGAATACCAAATCCAGTTTGTTGTTTATATGTAGGTACTCTCATTTATACGCTGCCATAGGTTGTCGCAAATTTTCCGATAGCGGCTATCTTCATTGCTCTTGCTGATTGCTTTGCTTCATAATATGCAAGCTGTCCTCTTAGTCTTTCGTTAACTGCATTTTCTCTATAATCACTTGCTGTAGCAGCTGCCTGGCGTCTTTGATTTTCATTATCTATTTCAAAGTTCAAAGCATTACCAAGTAAAACATCTAGGGCTGATCCAGTTATAGCTACATTGTTTTTACGCATTGCCATTGCTGAAGCATCGTTTAGTCCTCTAAAATCATTTCTAAATTTTACAGCATTCCTGGAAGCATCAAACAAAGCCATTTCTGCTTTTTGTTCTGCTACCTTTGCATTTCTATCTGCTATTTGTTTGTTATATCGCCCAACTTGTTTTGTGCCATCAGCAGCAGAAAAAGAACCAACTGCTGAAACACCAGCTCCGATTGCCATAAGTGTAGCAGCTTCTAAACCCATTATATCACCTTACTAAATAAAATATGATCTCTGCCATCAGGACTAAATTTCCTGACAACACCTTCTTTTTGCATTCCAAGAAAAGCTATCCATCTATTAGCTCTATCCCAATCATGCCTGATATGAGCTTGTACACGATGCAAATTGTTATTTGCCATCAATTCATTTAAATATTTTTTTACTATCCTGGTGACGCTTATAGGCTTTTCATTGACTATATTAGTACCTAAAAACCATGCTTCACCAACACCATCCCATATTGGATAAATACCACCGCAAGCAATTATCTGACCATTTAGAATACCAGTAAATGCCATATTCTTAACAACCATTGGCTCTACAAATTGCGATACCTCAATTGGCGGTCTTATCTTTTCATCATTGACTGACCCATCCAAAATCTCTTTTGCATGATCAGTTTCAAAATCAATTAAAATCATTTATCAAAAACAGATACCGTAGGGAATATAGCTAGTATTGTCATTGGTAATGGCTGGTCTTGCTGAATAACAATTGTTGCGTCATCATCGTACCCACCTCTAAATTCTACAGTTTTATCTCCAGTAAATAATGGTATTGCTGTACTCATTGCATCGCCTGAATCTCTAAATGATACAATATCTAACTCACTAGATGACGTACCAACCTTTAAACCTACTGATCTAAATAATCTTATAGTTACTTCAGATATTCTTTTTATCTTGCCCTGGGAGCTTCCTAAAGCACTACCGCCATCAATTCTTAATGTTTCTACCTTACTTGTAAAAGGCAAACCTATGTGAGCTTTTGTAACAGAACGCTGGAGTGTAACGGCTCCTGAACTTACAGTGACGTTTGGATGCAGTGATCCATCTGCTAATACTGAAACAGTTTGACCTTCTAAATGGTCTAGACCTGATATAGTTGTTGCAGCGCTGCCTGAATATGTTAATCCACTATCAACAAAAAATGCATCCGTAATGTCAGATCCAAAATCAAATCCTGACATTCTTTCAACATATCTTTTTGTTGCTCCACCTATTGTCCTTTTTACAACTAAGTAAACTTCATCTTCATCTAGATCACCAGGTATAACCGCTATTGATTCTACAACAGCAGTGCCTGATCCAAATACACCACCAATAATATGTCTGTGCCAGGCAACAACTTGCTCTTCTCGTCTATATGTCATGCATGATAGAACACCGTCAGTCCTTACTGTCCATGCAACACTGTCAGGTTCTTGCTGATACGCAAAAGCTGTTATACCACCTTCTGTTATATGTTCTGCCAGGATAGTCATATCAGGCGCTACATAACTATCACTTTCATTACTAAATACTAATTCACGCAGTTTTCTTTTAGCACGCTGTAAAAACAGTGTAGCATTGCCAACTTGCATTGGCTGAATGTTTGATGATCCATATGTTGTTTGTTGTTTAATCTGCGTGTTGTTTGGCTTCAATGGTTCGTCAAAACCTGACGCCCTAACAATAAATTCACCACCACTAGTACCAACTATCAGCTGCCGTCCTGATGCCAGGTATCTAATAACATTAACCTCATTAGATCCTATCGTATAAACCAAGCCATCATCATCATTTGTACCACGCTCAAAGTTTTCAAAATCACCACTTTGAGAAAAGAATATTGTTTGTGGCTGACTTGATGTACCAGCAAAAACTAATCTTTGTTCATAAAACGCAACAGCAGCTGGAAACCCAGTTGTATCTGAAAAAGCACCTAATGAAAAATTACTATCAGCAATTAGATCAGCATTTAAAGTAAAACTACTACCAGCACTTTCAGCAGCCAGGTCAATACCAGGAGCTAATGTTATGACTGTATCAGTTACATCGACTATAAGTTTACCTGATCCATTATTACTAGATGTACCACTTATAGTGATCTTCATTCCGTTTTCAAAACCCTGGGTAATAAAATTACCAGCGCTATCTTCTATTCTATCATTATGTTCTAACCCAGTAGTTGATGGATCACCTTCATGAAATGATAGTGTACTAGCTGCATATGACGGCATCAGCTCTGATCTACCGTCCTCTAGCTCTTGTACGGTCGCTGTAACCGATGTTGCGCTACTAAAGTTAGTTATCTTAGCAAAACCTTTATGCAGCTTTACTAGGCGTCCTACGTCCGTAGATGCAAAGGTACTTGCACTAGCTGTTATTGTTACACTACCAGTTCTACCGTTAGCCGTAAGAGTGGTTGTCGTTAGATTTTGATCTAACATTGCGCCACGCTGCAAGACAACTTCATTGATTGTCCAGGCAGTATGACTTGTCCTGGTTAACTTTCTAGGAGCGTGACTTGGATGAGCGATGTACATAACGTCAGCTGTTTGTGCAAACTTAATCTGATCTAACTGCGCCGTGGTATAAGGTGTTGTAAACTCTACTGGATTACCACCTGATACAACAATACCTCCATCCTTATAAACCCTAAAATATCTATTACCAAATTCTAATATATAGGCTTGTTCAACATTAAACTGAAAAGGGATTAACCTGGTTTTTGCTGAACTGGTTTTGACCTCTCTTATAAATTGTGTGCCTGGTCTTCTTCCTAAACCGCCATGTGGCTGTACTAAAAAGTTTTCAATTGTTTGTGCTGCATTATCATAACGCCCAAGATCAGTTCTACCTGATAACCTGGGTGTAATTTCACCTGATGTAAAATTTTGTTTTGCAGCTGTAATTTTTGCCATTACAACCTCGAAGCAAGGAAGATATTACTTTCTGCAACTGTAAGACTAGATTCATTATTCATTGTTGCTGGTGTACCTTCATTGGCATCAACAAATCTAGCTTCAACTAGTTTAGCTTTATACATTGTATTTAACTGCACCATAAGATTGGCACTGTTGACCAGGGCATAACAAATATCTGCCGCAAGTTTAGCTGATATAGCTTCTATTAATAACTGATCATATTCGTTTGGATCTTCAACTCTAGCCACATATAACATTTTTATTATTGTTGTATTGGCTAATACCTTTCGTCCTTCTATCTTATAAACAAGATCTTGATCCTGGAGCTGCAATACACGCAAACAAAATGGATCTGTTGGAAGGGTAAATTGATTAGAAAAATCAAAGTCAGGAGTTTCAGTATCAGGAGCCAATGTCACTCGTCTAAGTAAACAATTCCAGGGATGAGATCTAAATGTTGCATCTCGAATAGATGCATATCTTTGATTACAAACCCTGGCAGCCTTACTATCTTCTGTTAAAGATAAAATATTAGATGCACCAATTAAATTCAAAGCTGAATTACATATATCAACAACACTAGCCATAATAAACCTTTAGGTAAAAAGGGGCAGCTTTCACTGCCCCTGGATTAATTAATCTAATGCATAAAGCATAGTTAATTCGATAGTACCAGTTGCAGCTGCACCAGCTAGTGTAACTGTCACTGGGTAACCATCCTGATTAGCATCAATCTCAATACCTGATCCTAATGCTAATGTAGCCGCTACATCAGCTTTACCAGCTGAAGCAGACGAAGCTGCTGCCTTAAATTCATCAGCATCTAAAGCAACTGTTGTACCAGCTGCATTTACATATGCTGCGTGTCCAACTGCTAAAGTTGTGCTTGAACCTAATGCATCATGAGCAAGAGAACCAGTTATGATTCTTGCGCCGTCAGGAAGGATAAACATTTCAATAACATCACCAGCTGAAAGTGATGATGCTTCAAAAACGCCGTGAGCAATACGAACTCTGCCACCTAATTCGTTGGCTTTGTTCTTAACGGAAGGAATTGCTCTAGCGTTAGTTCTTTGAGTAGAAAATACTGTAGCCATTTATCTCTCCCTTACTCTGAACACTTGATTTCTATTACTTTTTCTTCTTCCATGCGAGTAGCTCCCATAGTCATGCAGTAATAGACTTGTGTTGCGTATGATTTATCAGCTCTAACATCGATCCTCGCTTGAGGTTCTTTGCCAAGTGCCACCTTCATTCCATCGGTTGCCCAAGCAAATACTCGTCTATCAGAACTACCATCAACTGGTAATCTGTTAGAAACGATGAATTCAAACCCAACGAACGATGTTATCGTTCCAGTTGATAACGCACGCACTGTATTAAAATCGGCGCTAGTTACTGTTGTTGAATTTAACAAATCACTGATTTGCTTTGGTGATACTACGATGTATCTTTGGATTGATGGATCAACAGAATTCTCATCGAGCTTCTGTTTTGCTTCAACTAATTTAGCGATTGTTAAACCGCCTGATCCTGAAGCAATTTGGTTTGCTGAAGGAAATGATGTTGTGCTTGCGCCATCCTTCCCAGTTTTAGCATCACCAAACATTGCAGCGATAATAACGTCATCCATCTTTCTGCCCATAGCAGCGGCAGCTGCCCTGGCATAAGTTGATGTAGGATCAATCAATAGTCTGATTTTATCCTGATCATCGATTAAAGTTGCATACTCATAATCTGCCATTGTGACCATGCGTCTTTCATGAGGTGTTTCAACCAAAGGTGTATCAGCATTCCTTGTAGTTTTTTCTACAGCTGCTGTTGATCCAACTTGGTCGAAGAAAGCCTTCTCACCGTTAACAGTTTCAATATCTACGGTATTTCGTAGAAGTGATCCCATTTGTTGTGAGAGAAGCTGGACATTCGATGAAAATTGATTCACGAATGCGGTAGTTATCTGATTTGCAGACATTTACATTCTCCATTAAAATTAAGATTTAAGTTTCTACGATTGGCTATCTGCTTGCGCAGACCATCTATTACTAAGGGTAATTACTCCACCTTACGCAAAGGTTTGAGCTATGGGGCATAGAGCTTATCCATAGATTAACCCATCACTGGGTATTTACGCAGCATCACCAGTTTTCATGCTATTTAGCTGAAAAGCACGCTGCACAACTCTATTATGATCAGGATGTTGCTTATCCCAATACGGAGTGCCAGGCGCCATGATGCTATTTAATTCTTGTTGTACTTCTTCCATAGCCATACCAGGAACATTATCTCTTCCTGAAAAACTATCTTCACCAATTTTTTCGGCAATAAACTGACCAATGTTTGAAAACATCTCAATGATCATTGGGTTGTCACCAATCCTAGTGCCATCTGCCAATTTCATTTCTGTTATATCTTCATCATTCTCACCAGCAAAAAAACTTACAACGTCATTACTATGATCTATATTCTTTTGATATTGATCACCCCATTCATTCTGTAAATCTTTTTCAAGACCAACTCTAATTTCTTCTATTTGATCTTCTGTTTTCTCACCCATTGTATCTAAATATCCACCATATTCTGTTAAGATATTTTCTGCCTGGGTTTGTGTTAATCCGTTTTTATGAGCAAGCTGCTTAAAAAAAGTTACACCTTCCTCACCTATTGTATCCGTTACAGACAGCTCATAACCATCTACGCCATCAGGTCTACCTATCTTTGAATAAAAACTATCCATTTCTTCAGGTGTAGTATACTTGCCTGGTATAGCAACTTTATCTGCACCTACCATTTTTTGTGCATTGATAAGAGACTTAGCCATACCATTAATATCTTTATATGTAGATAGACTTGGATCATCTCTTATTGTTTCATCAATATGATCTCTAAAATTAAACTCTGTTGTTTCAGACGCTGCTTGTCCAGTATCTACTGGGGCATCCGCTACCTGACCTTCTTCAGACATTTATAGCTCCTTCTTGTTCTATTGGTTTTTGATCATCAATCATACTGTGTATAAACACTACAACTGATCTTTGACCTTCACGGTATATTGTCTCATCACTATTCGGCACAAAGGTAGAAGACTTGAAACTAAATCTTTTTTCCAAATCTTCTAAAACCTTCTTGCCTTCAGGGGATGCGAACAATTCTTTAAATAAAATCTTTTGTTGCCCTGGATCATTCATTACCAGTAACCAGGTTTAATACAGCATCTTGTGTTTCAGGACTTACATCGTCAGCAGCTCTAACACCAGGAGCGGCTTCACCAGCTGCTTTTGCAAGCATAGCTGTTCTTTGATCAGCTGCCATTTGCGCTTGCATTTGTTGCTTCTGTTCACGGATAACAGCCACCTCTTCTGCCCCTCTAACCACACTAGCTGGTACTCCAGTAGTTTTAATTATGTGCTTGGCTAAACCATCGACATCCAAGAAATCAACCACATTAGGATCAACTTGCATAAGTGGTGCAAGAAACTGAAACAGCTCAAGTGATGCCTGAATATCACCCTGGCGTTGTGCTTTTGCTAGTGGTGATACATATTCAATATCAATCTCACTACCAGCCATACTTTCAGGTGCAGCTTCAAAACCTTTTTTCTTTGAGATTAAATTAAATATTCTATCAATAAGAGGTCTTAGTAATTCTGATTGCAGCCTTCCAGTAAGCGGTGCAAGTATTCTCATTTTCTCAGTAGATTTTTGAATCACTTCTGTAGCTGTCATACCTGGTCTGTTACCAGTAACTAATTGATCTACATAAAATGCAGCTCTTATGGCAGTTCGTCTTTGCTCCAGCTGGTTTTCACCTAATGGATTATTAGCACCAATATTCAACGGCTCAATCCGATCCCTGGTTCCTGAACGGTAAAAGTTCAAACCGCCAGGCACGGTACGAACTGGGAGTATAAAACCGTCATCAGGTACTAGCAGCGGAGGGTGGATCTGCAATTGAGCCGCCTGAATAACAGCCTTAGACATTTCATTGAGCATTTTTATATCACTCAATGCCGTCATAGCTGGTGATCTCCCATACCCATTTTCGTAAGATGCCTTACGAAACCTGGGAACCATGTATGGGAATTCATCGAAACCACTTTCAGATATAATTTTTTTATCACCAGGATCTAAATATATAGATGCTATAGGTTTATTCTTAGCATCTATCTTTATTGTATCTCTATCATATCTAGGCATCACTACATGAAGCAGTTCAACCATATCATAGGGATCACTTTGAGATTTTTTCAAAAGTCTTTGGGTTACATTCTCTTCACCGAACTGCGTTATAGCTGCCCTGGCTGGCATTTTGAATTCACGAAATACTGTATCAACTCTACCAAACTCATCTTCTGATACATAACATTCTGATATATGCCTGGTTGAGAATCTTAATGTGCCTTCCTTATCAGTATCAACAAACATAACGGCTGTACCAAAAGTAACCAGGTCAAAATATAATTCATTTATAGCTTCATGAAAATTTGATCTACCGATCTCAACATACATTGTATCTGTTGCACGCTCTAACCATTCCTTTGATGTATCATCAGTTTCAAATTCATCGTCAGTATATCGAAGACTAAACCAGGGCGTGCCTGAATTCGTAAGCATACCATGCATACTTGACGCCATAAGTTCAGCTGCAAATTGCGCAGTACCATCAAATATACGCTCGGTGTTTTTATCACCATGCGTTCTTTTCTTAGTGATGTTACCTTTATTAGGCGCAACAAAATCACCTATTTCTTGCCAGTGACTTTCCCAGTTACTTCTGTATGTCTTCAGGCTGCCAAACCTTTTCATCAGTACGGCAGCTCTTTGATCAATTTCAGCCATTAATAATTCCTTTTATTCTGACCTAATAAACTTGGTTTTTCTGTCGGCGCTTCTTCTAATAAACCTTGACCACCAGTTACCCTGGCTGCCATCTGACCCTTTTTCCTGGCTTGCCTGGACTTTACTCTTTGCTGCTCTTTAGATCCTTGAGGTGTAATCGTAGGTTCAATCGGCGGCGGTGGCGGCGGCGGTGGTGGTGGGGGCGGCGGTGAAGGACGAAACTTTCCCATATTAAAAACCCTTTCTCATAGTTGCTCCAACATTGCTAAATCCATTTTTGTAAAATAAATTTTCAAATAATCTTTGCTCTTTTTCATCTAATTCAGCTGTTGCCGTGGCATATACATCCGTGCATTCATGTTCCCTGGCAAATTTTTCTATATATCCAACTAGTAACCTGGCAGCTCTTGTGCGCCGTCCAGCAACCTTAATCCAAAACTTAACGACATATGCTATTGGTTTTTTCCAAAACTCCCAACTAGCAGCCATAATGACAGCGCCCATAATCTCACCATCTTTTGTAGCCAACATGATTACGCTGTGATCATCATCAATAAAATTTTGAAGATAATAACTTGCCGTCCACCGATCATAATCACCTTTGAAAAATGATTCATTGTCAGCTTCTTCAACAATATCTAATATACCACTGATATCACTTTCAGTGGCTGTTCTTAACTCAATCACGCCGCAAAAGGGTTGTAATCCATTTCGGCACTAACTTGCGGCGGTCTACTATTCTTAACCGTTTCTTTAATACCGACCGCTGTATACCGTAACGCATCAGCGAAATGCGAAGACCAATCATGAACTGGCGTAGTGCGGAAAGACCTCGCTCTTTCATTATACCCACGGTGATACTGACGGAGCGCCACCAAGCCTTGCTTGCACTTTTCAGCATCAAACCAACACCTGGGTATTAGCATCTGCGCTGCGTGTAATCCATCTTCCAGGGGCAGCTTCGGTACAACCCTGAAATTTAATCCTAAATCCCATGCTATCTCCCTTCTAGATTTACCTGATCCCAGCTCACGCACTTCAATATCATGCGGTGCAAAATGATCTCCATATAAATAATTCTTCTTAGATAAAACACTTACATAATGGGGCAATCCCTCACCCCTATTCTCATAACAATCTATAAAATGAACAGCTCGACCAACTGACTGTATAAACCAAATAGCAGTACTATCACCTACACCCAAATCCCAAAACGTATC